TAATTTATGCTCCGGGTGAACCGTAAATCCCTAATGGATCAGATACACCGAATGAGTACCGCTCACGAGCTTTGTAGCGAACGTTACCTGTATCAAAATCACCGTCCATAGCTGTAGCCATAGGTGTACGCACAAAGTGCTTCATTCCATTTGGAATGTCTGTGGTGATAAAGAACGCATCTGTGTCCGTTAGATAGTGGTTCACACGATATCCTTCAGGGATCGATCCATTTGAACGCAATGCGTTTGTATCGTTATCCGCTGTACCTGTGCGAAGCTCTGTCTGTAGCAGTCTTGTTGCCACGAACATCAACGCTGGTGGAACGATCAACTTACGAGGGCGAGCTGCGATCAATAGGCCACGTTCGTCTGTGAACGCTGCAATATCGATAACTGCTTGCTCTAGTGAAGTTTCGTTCAAGTCTGCGTTTACTGCTGGCTTGTTAGAGTTTGTACCGCCACCAACAGTTGGGTGGTTAGTAGCAAACAATGTAGTGCCATCACCTGAGTTGAAGGTTGTAAAACCTGTGTTCAACAAGGACGCAGCCTTAGTCTGCTTGGTGTAAGCCATAGCGCGAGCTAGTGCTTTTGTATAACGAGCAGACAATGAGTCGTACAAGTTGTCTTCCATCGCTTCTTCAGTGATAGAGAAACCCATTGCAACGGTCTCATGGTTGTAGCGAGCAGTGAAATGCTCTTGTGCGTTATCGTATGAAAGTGATGAACCTTCTGCTTTTACAGGGGCTGCACCAAAACCAGATAACTTCACTTCTTCCTCAAACGAACGGTCTGAGTTTTCAGTTTCGTATATCTCGGCATGTTCGCCTTCATACTGTTCATATTCCAAACCAAACAATGCGTTTAAGCCGGGAAGTAGCTCTTTAAGGAGCTGTGCGCGTGAAATAGCCATTAATCAGTCTCCTTACGCTTGACCTTTGTCCACAGTCATCGAGTGATAACTAGGAGCAAATTTGACTAGAATATCTGGAAACGCATCTGTTGGCGGTGATACGAAGCCTACAACTTTGAAAGCTTTTGTAGCTGAAGTTGCATCTGCGTCTAACGCTGTATTAGAGTTTCCAGTCACAGTGCTACCTGTAGAAGTAGATTGCACTGCTGCGAATGTAGTACACATGCCTAGGTCAGATTGAGCCATAGCCGCATCTGCCTGTGCTTGAAATAATACATTTGGATCATCAACGACATACGCTTTCGCGTTTGTCTTACCTGATGGGTAATAGTTTGAGTGTACAGTCTGACCTTGGTCATTCTCATACTCACAACCAACGAAAACACCAATAGCACCAATGCCATTACCGCCTAAGTTGTTTGTTGTTGCGTCAGCACCTGAAGCGGTACTAATCGCAATATACCCGTCTGTTCCGATTATGACAACTTGACCGTTATAGATGTTGGTCGCCTCGCCAGCGGGATCGATCAGGTATTCAGTAGTTGCCCCTGCATAGGGCATGCCGTCAGCACGTTTTACCGGCTTTAGGCCTTGGGGAGCTGCTGTAGTAGCCATTTGCTCTTCCTCCTAACCAAATTTTAACCAAGGAAGCTCCCTAAGAAGGTCACTTCCCAAATGAAGTTCGCGTGGAACGCTCTGGGTTCAACACTGGCATACGAGGGTCGTTCTCTCTCATGAAATTACGATCCACAGCATCCTGTGCGTGTTGAGCTTGCTCAAGTTGGACTTGAATACGTTCTTCAGCGATTTCAGCAGGGATACTGCACAATAACAGTCCACCTACCTCAATGTTGTCTTTAAATCGGGAATCGATATCAGACACAACGTTTAAATCAGGATGATCTGAGGCTTTCACTGGCGTATATCCTTCACGGAATCGAGTAGAGACGTTGGTATTGTCACTGTTCCCCAAGGTTGATGTGCGAATCCAACGGAAATGTAATCCATCCCTTGGTTCGGGGGTCGGTAACGCAGACGGTCTTGACCATCCTTTTCTACGTTCTGTCTTTTCTCTAGTTTCTGTAGTGCGTGGAGTTCTATCAGCCATTAGCCATTATCCTTCATTAATTGCGCCGCATACTGTTCTGCAGTTAGTCCGAGCCGTTTGGCGAGTGCGGCTGCGGATGGAGTTAACTTCACCTTGCGTGGTTTCTTTGACGTACGAGACGGCGGGGCAACCACGTTACCCGCTTGAGGTTGTGGTGGAGCAGACTCCTCTGCGGCAACCTCAAACTTATTCGGAAACGCTTCCTTCATGGCAGCGTCTATTTCATTGTAGTACTGTTCGCTATTTGGTTCAACACCTTTTGTGACAAGTTCTTCGTGTACGCCGTACGCAAAACCTGTCATTCGCTTATCTTGCATGAACCAAGGGTTCTTATCTGCCCAGTCTAAAGCACGTTGCGGTGGCTTCGCAGGTTCGGGCTGTGCCTCCTGTTTCGGCGCTTCTGTCGGTACAGGTTCAGGCTCTGCTCTTTTAGGAGCCTTATAGTTACTTACACGGTACTGCTCGTTCTGTAACCTTGTAAGTTCTGCCTGTGCTTCTAACAATTTATCAGGATCACCTGCTTCATATGCTGCTTTATAGTTAGCATTAGCTTGTGCAATCTGGGCTTCGACTCTACCTTTAGCCTGATCAAGTAACACAGTTTCGTTATCTTCTAAGGATTTACGAAGTTTTTCATTCTCTTCTTTGACTTTCTCAGCGTACTTAACAGCTTCTTCTTGGAGACCTTGCGCTTCTTGTCTAGCACGTTCTTCATCGCGGTACTGTTTTGTTAGCTGATCAATGCGTTTCTGAACACCTGCGCTATACTTATCAATTTCAGCGTCAGAGTTCTCTGTCTTCGCTTCTGGTTCGGGTTCAGGTTCTTCTACCTTTTCCTCGACTTTTGTCTCGACTTCCTGCTTCTCTTCTACAGGAGCCTCTTCAATCTCAATCTCGATCTCAGTAGTTTCTTCTACTTCGTTCTCTAGATTTTCTGCGGTATTTGTACTCATGCTCTTGTATACCCCCTTGGATCATCAACAACACCTTCTACAGTGTCATCGTTTATAAGACGGAACTCTTTACCTTGAACTTTAAACCTAGTGCCTGAATAGGAACGAAAGATCACAAAATCTCCTTCTTTACACCAAGGCCCATTAGGAAAGCGTTCTTTATCAGAATACGCATCTGATCCTGATTTTATAACAAAACCAATAATAGATGCAGTAGACTCATCTCTCCGAAGACCATCAGGCATGATCACTCCGCCCTCTGTCTTCTCATCGATCTCTGGAAGTGCTATCAGTAACCTATATCCCGTAGGTTCTGGTAGTTTTGCGTGAAGGTCATCTTGTACCTTCGTGTTATCGACTTTTACTGTCGCAACCATTTTACACCCATTCGCAGTGATTTAGAGGTTCACCGTTACCTTGCGCGGCCTATCCGCGAATATTACGAAGCACCTTATGCTTCTCTAAATCTTTTCTCAAGCTCTTTTACGTTATTTAGTACAATATCTATACCTTCAATCTTTCCAACTAACCTGTTGTAGTCTTCCATACTCTTAACGCCGCCACCAGAAATAAACTCTGCTATCTCTGTTTTGTACTCGCCAAGACGCCTTTCTAGCGCCTCAAATATGTTAACTTCCACCCTTATCTAACTCCTTCGCTATGTCTAACCCTATTTTAGTTCCCTCACGTTTATCTTTACGCTGCTCTTTGTCTAACTCTGTAGCTATCTTAGCTCCAATTTTAGCGCCTTCTATTTTTTGAGAAGTTTGTAGTTTAGCCGCCTCTAGTTCTAGTTTGGCGAGATCCATCTGCTTTTTGTGTTGCAAGTCAGCTTCTTTGATAGCCAATTCACGTTGCTGTATTTGTGTGAGTGGATCTTGCTGTTGCTGCTGTGCTTGCATCTGTGCAGCCTCTGCTTTGTCTTTCTGCAGAACTTTTTCAGCGGCGTCTTTAGCTAGGCGCGATAGTTGTACTTCTACATCTTCTGGTAGCGCCTGTTCTTCGTTCGGCATCTCTACACCAAGTTGTTTCTCTATCTCACGTCTATACTGGAAGGCTACGTGTTCTGTTATGTGTGCAGCCATAGCTTGTTGTATAGCTGACGCAAACGGAGACTGTCCTATAATCTGCATGATCTTTGGATCTTGAGCTGCTGCCATGTGTACCGCTATGTGTGCTTCGTGATCTTGATACTTAAACGCTTTGATTGGCTCTTGTTTCATGATCATCATGTTCTCTGTCACAGGGTCAGCAGGTTTCATATCGTCAGGTAGTTTGACGATCTCATCTGCATTCTGCACTCCTAAGACTTCTAACATTTGACGATGCAGCTTGCCCATGTCGTAAATCTGGGGGGATTGTTGGGCAAGCTGGATCGCCGCTTGATACTGCATCACACGTTGGGACATGGTTGCAGCATTGGGGTCACTTACAGGTATAACATCTACGCGTTTATCAAAATCACTTTTACGATCAAAGCTACCTTCTATCTCGTAGGAATACTCTGATGGCATATAGTCGTGTATGATTTTAGCCAGTATTCGTAGCTCATGCTTGAGAGACGCGTGGAGTCTCGCCTGTACACCAGAAAGCACTTTCATGGATCTTTCCATCAAAGCAAGTGTTGTGCCTACAGGAGCGTTAGGATTCATGTCTCCGACCTGCATGTCGGCTACAGAACCTATCCTACGTCCTTCTTCTACAATATTTCCGAGTAGAGAGTAGAGTACGCTCGATGGCTCTTTATAAGGGATAAACGTAATTGAATCGCGTATAGCGCCACCCGGTACGTCCACGTCCCTAAATTCGCCCGGCATAAGCGGTGTATCATCACCCTTAATACGCAAGCCGCGAGCTTTAAGACCCGCAGGTAGATTAGATAACGTACCCGCGTCAATAAGTTGACGAAGTATCGAGGTAGCTGACTTAGC